AGCCAAACGAAACAAGTGAAAGCTGCGAATGTCTTGAATAATGGTTTTAACTCGAGTTTTCCAGGAGGGGATGGTAAAGAGTTGTTCGCAACTGACCACCCAACCTTGACAGCTGGGGATCAATCCAACGAGCCAAGCACAGCTGCTGACTTGAATGAAACTTCTCTAGAAAATGCAATGTTAGATATCGCTGCATTTAAAGATGAGCGTGGTTTAAAAACTAACGTTCAAGCTAGAAAGCTAATCATTCCACCAGCACTTCAGTTTATAGCTGATAGACTGCTTAACACTCCAGGAAGAGTTAGTACATCTGACAACGACATCAATGCATTAAGAAACATGGGAATGCTCCCTGAAGGTTACACTGTTAACCACTTCTTAACAGACACTGATGCGTTTTTCATAAAGACAGATGCACCTAACGGACTAAAACATTTTGTAAGAGCACCAATGTCTACTGGTATGGAAGGCGACTTCGAAACTGGTAACATGCGTTACAAAGCAAGAGAAAGATATTCTTTTGGTTTTAGTGACTGGCGTGGTATTTACGGATCCCCAGGAGCGTAAATAATCGTTTAGACTAAGTAAAGGGAAGCTTCGGCTTCCCTTTATTTTTTTCGACAATAGATATACAATAAATTTCTAGGTAAAAATAATTGTTCTATAGACTGACCTAGCAGACAAGCCAAGACTATAGAAATTATTTCCAAAGGAGGAAATTATGGCAAAATCGACATTTTCGGGACCAGTTAGATCCTTAGCTGGTTTTATTTCGGCAGGTAATGCGACAGTTGTAAGTTTAACAGCAGACACTAGTCTGACAGTTGCTGCACACGCAGGTAAAGTATTAACATGTAACGATGCGGATGGTAAGTTCACACTTCCTAGTATTGTGGCTACAGCACCAGGACAGGATGATGATCCTAACCAACTTAACAATTTAGGTGCTAGTTTCTTTTTCGTAGTAGAAACTGCAGCTACAGACATGGACATACTAACAGACGGAACTGATAAGTTTGTTGGTGGTCTTTATACAGGTAAAGATGATGCGACAGGTAAAACATTTATATCTGGTGCATCTAACGATGTAATCACCATGAACGGCTCAACAAAAGGTGGATTAGCTGGCAGTATAGTAAAAGTAACTGCTATAGCTTCTGCTAAATATGCTGTTGAAGGTATAATTTTAGGCTCAGGCACTATAGTTACACCATTTGCTGACGCTTAATAGGAGGTAAACTATGGCTGATGCAGTAACTTCAACAACGATTGTAGATGATGACAGAAAAGCTGTAATACAGCTGACTAACACATCTGACGGAACTGGTGAGTCGGCAGTAACAAAAGTAGATGTAAGTGCACTAGCTGCAAGAAGTAGCGATGGTGCTGCTTGTACAGGTTGTAAACTGTACGACATAAACTATTCTACTTTCGGCATGAGTGTTAAACTGTTATGGAATGCTAGCACGAACACTATATGTTGGGATTTAAATTCTGACTACAGTGATTATGTTGACTTTTCGTACATGGGTGGACTGCAAAATACTGCAGCTGCCAGTGGTAAAACAGGTGACATCAAGTTAACAACTACTGGGCACGCTAGTGGCGACTCATACGTTATTGTTTTAACAGTAGTCAAAGAGTATTAATTATGGCAACTTCTGGCACTAAATCATTTAGTTTAGACACAGCAGAAGTAATCGAAGAAGCATACGAACTTGCAGGTTTAGAGATGCGAACAGGTTACGACGCAGCAACTGCCAGAAGATCCCTTAACATAATGTTCTCAGACTGGGCAAACAGAGGTATAAATCTCTGGACAGTAGAACAAGTCTCACTCGATCTGACTTCAGGCACATCTTCATACACCCTAAACCCATACGATGTAGATGTGCTTGAAGCTATCGTCAGAGTTTACGATAGTACATCAAGTTCAACATTCAGCGATATAACTATAGAACGGATTAGTCGTTCAGAATACCTAAGCATTCCTGACAAAACTACAACAGGAAGACCATCACAATATTTTGTAGAAAGAAAAGAAACACCAGTTTTAAAACTGTACCCTACACCAGACAACGCAACAACATACAAATTTATAAGTTATAGAGTACAGAGAATAGACGATGCGACAGCATCGGCACAGGATCAAGAAGTTCCTAGCAGATTTATACAGTGTATGACACTGGGGTTAGCGTATCAACTTTGTTTAAAACGTAACCCACAAAAGGCAGGTTTGTTAAAACTAGATTATGAAGAAAGTTTTAAAAGAGCAGCAGATGAAGACAGAGATAGAGCCAGTATACATCTCACACCGAGGATAAGTTATTAATGGCATACTCAAGTGGTAAAAACGCATATGGAATATGCGATATAAGTGGATTTAGGTATAAACTAAATGAAATGAAAAAGACATGGGATGGTCTTTTAGTTGGACCTGACATGTTTGACCCTAAACACCCACAATTACG